CATGAACTTCCAGAACTCCGCCTCGGTGGTCAGCTGCACGGTGCGCCTGTCCTTACGCCGAGTTCCGTCCTTCCTGCGCCCGAAAGAGCCGGTAGCCTCGTAGTACTTGTGCCAGAAGTAACGCTTCATCTTCCTCGTCACCTTGATTTCACCGCCATCGTTGTGGATGGCTGCGTAGGGCAAGGTGGTGTAGAAAACGATGCTGTTCTCCGTCATCCGGCTGCCGATACTCTTGCGAAGTGCGCCGGTGTCCATCAGGATGGAGCCGCCCGGACGGGTCGGGCTCTTGCGCCGAGCCCATGCCTCGGAGAAGAAAGCCTGCCGCTCGAAGTTACGGTCGAACTCGTCGCCCATCTCCACCTGGATATCCTTCAGTATCCTCCGGATGATTTTCCGCACGTCATTGTTCATAAGCCTGTCATTCATAAGTCCTCGTCATTAAAGAGTAAAAGCTGGCGGATGTCGTCATCGTCAGCTATCCTGTTCTTCTCCTCGGCGCTCGCGTTAAGGATGTTGTAGAAAGTACGCTCGGTAACGCCGTAAACGGGGTATATGAACCGGCGCCATATCTCGCGGTTGGGTATCCCGCGCCTGACTTCCCGGTCATATATCCTGTTTATCTCCTCCACACGTTTCTTGTAACTTACTCCGCGCCGTTTCGCCATCTGTTATTCCTCCTGTATCTTGGGGTGGTAAGGCCGGATGTCCAGCTCTATGTTCGCGCTCACCGTCACTCGCCCGCTGCCTCCGCACTGCGGGCAGGTCGTCTCTACCGTTTCCGTCTTTTTCCTGCCGAAAAGACGGGAGGAATGCTCCACCGTTTCATGAACGGTGCCCGTGCCGTGGCAGGCACGGCACAGGGCTATCTTCGGGTCTTTTGTCACGTTCCGTTTCATGCCGCATCCTCCTTCTTCGGTTCGACATAGAACGTCTCGTCCTGAGACACCGAGATGCCGCACTTGGCCATCTGCTCGTACATGGACTTGCCCGGTCCAAGCGGATTACCGGATTCCAATACCTGACCGTCGCGATCGGCAAGCAGCTTGTCTTTGGCTATCTCCTCCGTCTGGCGGATATAGCCGGGCAGGAATTCCTTCACTAACTGCAACGCGCTCGCCCAGGTAAAACCTTTCAGGGTTTTCAACTTCGGTGTGCCGGTGCGGAAACCGATGACGCCGTGCGCCATCTCCAGGCTCTTCTTCTTGCTGAACAGCTCCGCCTGGTTCTCGGTGGCGTAGGCCTGCAGGGTGTCGAAGGCTTTCTCCTTCTCGCCCTCAAGCTCGGCCAGCCTGTTAGCGTACTTCTCGCGGATCTTCGCGCACTGCAGCTCGATGTCCGCCGTGATTTTCGCACTCTGCGCGTCTGCCTTCGCATAGCTTGCAAACGCTTCATCGGCGGCCTCTCGGGTCACGCCGGTGATGATTACTTTCTTTTCTCTTTTTGCCATTGTGGTAAAATTTTTGATGGTTATTAATCGGGTTGGTTATTCTTCCTCGTAATCCTGCATTTCGGGTTCCTGATCCGTCAGGCAGGCCTCGCTCTGGGCGTATGCCCAGTCCGCCAGCCGGTCGAAGAACCCGGTGGCCTCTTCCATCGTCATGCCAAGGGTGGCTTCCCGCGCCCATCTTGTCAGCACGTCCAGTGCCCGTTCCTGTCTGTCTTTCATGCCTCGCCTCCTTTCCCGAAATTCAACAGCAGGTAGCCGACCGTAGGACGTGAAGCCGGTTCCGGTGTTTTCTTCGGCTTCAACCCGCCCTTGCGCTGTATGCTCCGCAACTTCACGGCAAGCTGCTCCAGTTCCTCCGTGGTGATCCGGGCGAAAGGCTTGCCCGCTATCCGGGGATGGCGGCAGAAGTCATTAACGCATGCCCAGTCGGAGGTGTCGATGCCTAACTTCTGCATCAGATTCAGGCAAACGCTGCGCTGCCGGCGAAGTTCATCACGCAGTTTCTGCCGCCATTCGTCCTGACCGGACAACTTCTCCAAGGTGGCGCAACACGCTTCATATTCCTTCCGGGTCATCTCCCGGAGGCTGTCGGTGCGGTTCCACGTGTACTGCATCACGATGCTCTTCTTGAACTCTTCCCGGTCGCCGTCATACGGTAGCTTGTTGAACGAGGTATAAAACCGGGCGAAATTCGTCACTTCCTGTGCCATAATCGTTCGTTTTAATATTATTCGAACAACACTTTGATACCGCACGAGCTGGCCACGTCAAGCTCCAGCTTCGCGCCTTTGCTCAATTCCCAGTCACGCAGCATATAGATATACTGGCAGTCCAGCAACAGGGCGATATCCGCCCTCATGTGCTCTCTCCAGTGCGCCTCGTCCGGCAATCCGTTCTTGAACGGGTTGACCGGCTCGAACCCCTTCAGGCTCAAGTAACGCTCCGCGTTCAAAAACGCGTTCCTCCGCTCCTCCAAATCATAATGGGCTATCGCCCCGCTGATGTAAACTTTTTCTTTGTCCATCGTTTCACTTTTTTTAGATTGTACATGCCTTCTATATCTCTCCGGCAATACCACCGCCCAGTTGCATGTCCGGCAGCACTCGCCCTCTTCTTTTACCGGAAAGGGACTGTTGCCCGGTTCCGTGAATTTCTTGCCGCAAATGCAGCAGGTCTTTGTCTCTTTGTTTTCCATATCGTCACGTTATTTCAAATTGTACCTTGAAGCCATACTCCTCGCAAAGCCGCCGTATTTGCACCACGTTCAACGGAACGCCACCGTAAGGATAGAATATCGTCCGCTCCTTGGTGGAGCACCGCACACCTTTCCGGCGCAGCTTGTACAGGATGTTCTTTTGCCTCATTTTTCGCTTGTCCATGATTACAGGTTGTTGCTCGTTTGAATGATTCCTTCTTCCCATACCACGTAATAGCTTCCGGCCTCGCCGATGGCACGTCCTTGGCAGTATGCCTTGTAACCTACCACACGTACCTTCATGTCCGCAAGATACTTCGTCTTCATCGCGGGCTTGCCCATCGGCTGGCTCTTGTACTCCATACTCACGAAGATGAAGCACTTTTTCGGAAACAGGACGGTCACGAGTTCCTCTATCTGTTTGTAGTCCCATTCGGCACGTTGGACGGAATCCACAACCACGAACTTGGGACTTTTCGGACGCTTCAACCTCTCTATCACCTCCTCGTAGGTTTCTCCGGCCACAACGCGGAACCGACCTTGTACCTCGTTCATCTTCAGATACCCCATGCGTCGCTGGAAGCTCTGGCTCACGCCCTCCTCGTAGCTCAGGTACAGTACCGTCCCGTAGTTGCAGAGTTCCTTGCCTAACTGCATCACGAAGCTGCTCTTGCCGCTGGCGCTGGCCCCGCTGATGAACCACGAGGCGTTCTCCGCAGGAAAGCCGAACGGCTTGCTCCACTTCTCGCCCCAGGGCAGGGTCTTCCATTTCTTGGCCGCTATGTCGCGCGGCGTTAATGCACGCTTCATGGTCTTTTCTTTTGAAGTTCTGAAATCAACGCATCAGCCATTTCCACAGCCTGTTTAGCACACGCCACCGCCAAACTGTACTCTCCAATGGAAAAACCTGCGCTCAATAAGTCTACCGCCGTTTGTATAGAGGATGATGCCAATACATCCTTGGCTATCTCATATCTGCGCTGTTCCCAATCAATCTCGTTTGCTTTCTTCATTTCGCGGTGGATACCGATAACGGCATCCATCGCCTGCATCTCTATCTTCGTCATCATTGCGCTGTCATTTTAAGTTTCTCTATCTCTGTATATACTCGCCGCAGCCCGCCACGTGTCTTGCGCACGATCTGTGCAATGTCCGTCCCTTCCGGGGCGTTCACCTTAGCCACGATACGTGCCTGCGTGTTCAGGAAAGCCTCACGTTCCCTGCCGTCATCCGGGGTGACCTTGCTGTAACGGTCGCCGTAACGACTCAGCATCTCGGTATAGCCTACCTTCTTGCACTCGACAGAGCGGTTTATCTTCTCCTTCAGCCCGTCCGCGCCCATCATGTACCAGGCGCAACAACGTTCCGTGGCGTTCCACAGGGCTTTCAGCTCGAGGAAAGCCTCGTACTGCAGGTCGCCGGCCTCGTCAAGGATGACGAGCGGCGTATCCATCGAACGGAGGTAATAAACCAGGTCATCGTACACGTCGTTATACCGGCCACGGCTGTTCACGCCGAATTCGGCGGCGATTTTCCGTACCAGCTTCAGTTTGGTCTTCACCTGCGAGCAATCGATATACACGGCATTCCTGTGGTTCTGCACGTAGTACCGTGCCGTGAATGTCTTGCCGATGTTCGGAATGTCGCACAAGATGGCCGACAGGCCCGACTGCTGTGAGAACTCCAGCTGGGCGGTGATGTACTCGAAGGTGGCGGTCTTGGCGGCCTTCCACTCCATGTCGGCACGGAGGCTCACGCCCAGCCGCCTTGCGATACTTATCCAGTTGGCATCGCTCAGGGCCTTGTCCGTCTGTCCGTTCTTCACGGCACTGTACACCGAGGTGCTGATGCCGAGGGAGGCGGCGTGTTTCGCGTCGCTCGGGTAGTTCGCACGGTTGGCGGCCACCGCTCCCAGAATTTTCTTTTTTTGCGCTTCTGTAATCATAGTTCAAACGCTGTTTTAATGTTATTCTAATCGTATTCTTACATATCCGCGATGCCTCGCAAAGCCTCGCTCGCCATAGGTTGCCACTCGTAGGCCTCATCCGGCTCGTCCTGTTTCGCCGCCGGGGGCAATACGGGGCTTTCCGCGGCCGTTCCCTCCTCCGGTCGTATGATTGCCGTACCGACCCGGTCGATGGCGTTGTCGCGGACGTATCTGCCGAAACGGCTTATCTTTTTCTGCTGCTCGATATAGTTCACCACATCCTCCTCGGTCTGTTCGGCCAGCACCCTGTTGTAGGTTTCCACCTTCTCCACCTTGTCGATGAAGCGGTCGCCTTGGAATATGTACACGTCCGTGGGCTTGCCTTCCTCGTCAGGCAGGTAGTAGGCCGTCACCTTGTAGTCGTTCGGCTGCAGGCGTTCCAGCACCGACGTGTCGCTCAGCCACCAGTCCTCGTAGGCCACCCGCACCGTCGAGTTGCGCCGTATGCTGGTCTCCACACGCTCGCCGATGAAGCGGCTCAGCGTGAGCTTGTCGTACTTGCGCAGGGTCGGGTTGATGTTCGCCATCAGCACTTGCCAGCGGGTCATGCCCGGATATTTTTTCTGGTTCGGGTGCAGCGTGTGGTTCCACTCTGCGCTGTCCCGGCGGTCATCGGCCACCAACTGCTCGAAGCTGAAATACTCCAGGTCCTCGTAGGTGTCGTTCTGCTCGTCGCTGACTTTCCTGTATTCCGTGCGCCACTTGCCCTTGCCGAAGAAACGTCCGATGCCGGTGTGGTTCTTGTGGATTATGCTGCGCTTCTTCGCGCCGTTCAGAGGCTCGGCATATTTCTCCTGTGAATTCTGAGGGGCGCAGAAGTGGACGAAGTTGAAAGCGACCCCGGCCTGCAGGAAGCCCTCCTTGTACTCGCTCATCAGGTGGTTCTCCACCTCTATGCCGGCAGGAATTCCCCAGCCGTTGCGCTCGATGAGCCGGAACATGTCGCGGAAACACTCTACCACAAGCATCTGGTCTTTCTTGCGCCCGTAGCTGGCACCGATCACGCATTGGCTCACCACGTCGTAGGCGTAATAGGCATGTACCCGTTGTTTGGTATCTTTCAGCTTGCGTGTCAGGTCCACGTCGTCCATCGTGATCTGCGACAGGGAGAATTCCCCGTTATGGCGGTGGACGTGCGGCATCTGCTCGTGCATGAACGTGGTATGGCCCATCAGGGCGTGCTCTACCAGCAGCTTGTTGCTCGGCTTGTTCAGCACATTTCTAATGGTACTCTCGCTCAGTTCTTTCGGGTCGCCGTTCTTGTCGGTGAAGTCATCGGGATTATAAACCTCGCCGGTACTCAGGTCATACACGTCAAGCTCCCCGCACACAAAGGACATATACATCTCATGCACATTGCTGTTAAACGGTTTGTTAGGAAGGACAGCGATACTGCATATCAGCCGCTCGGTCTTGTGGTCAACCTTCCTAGCTATCTGGTTGCCGAACTTGCCGCTGATAAGGCACTCGTAGCCGTACTGCCTGTACTCGTTCACCTTCTTGCGGAAGCGCAGGGTGCTTGCCGGCAGGTCATGACCGAACTCCTCGCGCAGCGTCTCGATGGCCGTCGCCATCATGTCCCAGTTGTATTTCTCGCCCATCAGCTTGCGGTAGTCACGGCTGCGTTCGTACAGCCTGATACAGGTGTTCAGCACCGAGGCGTTCACGGCATACTTCTTGGCAAGATCGGCGGTGGCCTTGTCGCTGTGCTGACGGGCAGCCCAGTCCATAAAATAAGCTACAGCGGACTGGTCAAGCTCGTAGTTTGACAATATCCAGCCGCGCAGAAGCACGGCATTGCCGCCGGGATAGGTCTCTTCGACTTTTTCCTTGTAAGCGGAAGGCAGGCTGTCAACAGCAACCAAGGCATATTGCATCGGACCACCGCCACGACGCACCACATCGATGCGCCCGCGGGCGGACAGCTGCTTGTAGTTCGGCAGGGTCATAATGCCGCCGTCCACAAGCTCACGTGCCGATATGCAAAGTTTGTTGCCGTAATACTCCATCACACGCCTCCTTATCTCAAATCCCGTGCAAGCGAACGCGATGAAACCTGTTTCAATGGCTGGGCGCAGCCGGCATTCGGCTTGCCCAATGCCAACGCCCAGTTTTGAATGCTTGGTATGTTGCTTACCACCACGTTCTCATAGCGACGCACCTTCTCGCCCTTGTGGAACACGTCACAACCGCCGTCCTCGAAAGAGAATTCCAGCAACGTGTCGTTCGGCAGGTACTGACGCATGTAACCATCGGCGTCGAACAAGGTTTCCGCTTCCGGTGCCACGACCATCACGATGCCGCCACGGTCCATCGCCAGCTTGCGGATTTTCTTGGCCAAGTCGGTACCGCCACGGCGGTCATCGAACCGGATGGCGTTGAACACGCTGCGCTCGGTAATGCCAAACGCCTTTGCGATAAACTCTCGGTCTTCTTTCTGAATGTGAATGTACTTCTTCATTGCTCACTCATTTTTAGTTGTTAATATCTTTGTGGAGCGCCGGGAATCGAACCCGGATGGCCGCAGCCATGCAGTCCGTGCCGCCCCTGTCACATCACTTCGAGGCCTCGACTGCTGATATGATATATTTCTTGTCCTCATCCCAGAGCGGCAGGTCCATGCACAGCTTCATCAGCGTCACCTCTCGCTGCCCGATAAGTTTTACCGCCTCCCTGTAAAAATCGGTATCCTCGTAAGCGCAAGCCTTACCGATAAGAAACTCGGCGAGTTCCCGCTTCCCGTCTTTCACTGTCTTCTTCAGTAGGCTAAGCTCGGCTTCCACCGCACCGACATGCTGCTCGATCTCCTTCAGGCACTGACGCAACTCTATATGGTCATTGGCGCCATCGTAGGCGCACATCGCCCGCATCTCCTTGCAGAACTCGGCCTTGCCCATATTCCCGGCTGCCATGTAAAGTTCCTCCACCAACCTGTAATCCTCGGCTGAAATCAGCCTTCCTGTAAGCTCTTCAAATTCTTTCTTTTCCATTGTCTCACTTGTTTTATTGTTGTTACTCTGCATTTTCCACTCTGAAAGGAAAGTTCTTATCTGTAAGCACTCGCTTTACAAACCCCAAATCATGTTTGTCTACAGGAAAGAACACGGCACGAAAACCGAAACAAGGGTATGATTTTATGGCCGTCTCCCTCAACATTTTCCTTGCTAACTCGTAAAGATTTCCTGCTGTCTCAGTTGTCGCTTGCGCTATAATCACTTTTGCCTTCATTGCCTCACTTGTTTTTTGTTGTTAATACTCTTTGATTATCGGTTTCAGGCTGCAACCGTAGCAGGTTGTCAGACGGTAGACCATGTTCTCCACGTAGGATTCAGGAGCGCTGAACACGACGCCGTCCTCCTCATTGTAGCGGAATGAAACTCCGTCCGACATCAGCACGAACGCAACCTTGTGTTTCACGCTCTGGGTTTTCCATTCTTTAATCTCGTCGTTCATTTTCTTTAAGTGCTAAAATTCGTTATTCTCAGCCTTTTTGAGTATCTTTGGCCGCTTGTTCTTCATTGAACACGTCGCAAAGATACAAAACATTTCGCCACAATGCAAGGAAAAGAACAAAATATATCGCCAATAAAACAAAGAATTTTGTTATTTGCTGCTTCTTTAGGGATTAGCAAGCGGGATTTCTACACTAAAATCAGGGTTTCAAGGGGTACATTAGAAAGTAAAACGGGTATCACCGAGGATGTAATTACAAAATTTTTCGCCACCTATCCAGAAGTAAATATTGAATGGTTAATGACGGGTAGGGGAGAGATGTTTAATAAAGAACCTAAGGTATCCTCCAAACAGCAACCGACTATCGCTGATGAGCGACCGGTAGCTTCCCCCGCCACACGGCCGGGCGATGGCATTCCTCTTATTCCCATAGAAGCGATGGCCGGCGCACTTACCGGCGAACAAACCGTCCTTGAATATGAGTGCGAGCGTTACGTTGTGCCGGTATTCAAAGGCGCAGACTTCCTGATTCCTGTGAAAGGTTCAAGCATGTACCCTAAATACAGTTCCGGGGATATTGTGGCATGTCAGCGTGTGCCCATGTCAGAGTTGTTTTTCCAATGGAATAAAGTATATGTCATTGACACCAATCAAGGGGCACTCATCAAACGCATCAAACCGGGAAGCGACAAAGAACACGTTTTAATAGTCTCCGATAACGAGAAATACGATCCATTTGAATTACCATACTCAGCCATCCATGCTGTCGCGTTAGTTATTGGTGTCATAAGATTAGAATAAAAGTACTCGAGGCGTATCCCTTTTCCTCCCCGAATTATCCCCTTTATCTGGTGTTCCCTCCCTCTAAAACCAAACAAGCCACAAAACCGCCCCATCTACAGGCATTCACCGTGGCTTTTCTCAAAAATATGGCAGTTTTAGAGGGGAGGGGTAAAGCAATGTTTATTAAGTCCATTCCTAAAAAATGGGTGTTATACCCCATAAGCTATTTGTATAGCTCAAAACCAACTTTTGTAACCCCTCTCCCCAAAAAGTGTAACCCCTCTCTGTAACCCCTCTTGTAACCCCTTTCCTAAAATTGACCATTTTGGGCACAAAAAAGGGAGGTATACAACCTCCCGTAAAGACATCGGCAAAATGCCGTTTATATTGCATTCTAAACCCGTTGAAACATCAGTCCTTAGAACGACCGCCAGAACCGCCAGAAATAAGCGTAGATTGCTTTATTATAGCCTTTTTCGTGCATACCGTACCATTGCCGGACAGCCCTGCGTGTAGCAGGTAATTCTTCGTCACACCCACCTGTTCAGCCGTCAAAACCGTGTAAACTGCCGAGATGCTACTGAAATACCAGTCTTTCTGCTTCGTTCCGTCAATCCCGTGCGTCAAATGCACATGTACAACCTTTGCCATATCATCATTGTTTTAGACTGCAAATCTACCAAATAATCATTATATGGAATATATTTCTATCTCATTCTTTCAAACTACATAATATAAAAGCGGCTCAAAACCGCTTCCACTCCCCGACTCTGCCCCACCGGTAAACCATGTAGACCCGATGTAAGCCAAAATAAACCGATCCGTAAACTTTCACAGCCTGAATAGCCCCCACATGTAAACCTCAATTAAACCCACGTAAACATTTCGTTTTGCGCTGTCTCTTTCCCAAAGGACACACAACTATTTGAATATCAAATGATTTCGCCACACAACGCCCCTACCTTACTTTATACGTTTCGTTCTGTGCCCTATAGTTTCATAAAATCCTGCCAATCCGGAGCTACATCCTCCATATCATAATCATAAGTGGAGTATGAATCCGAACTTTCCGGTCTGGTATTGATTTTATAAGAGAAGGTCAACATACGATCTTTTACATGAAACATACGTTGGTAGTCAATGCCACCATCAATAGAATACCAGGAACTTTTGCTTCTATTGTTCGATACATATTGATACAGATCATCACCGGTACCGGGCATCGTTGCAAAAGTATTACTCAGTCCATTGCTGTTATTTCCGCCACCCCAAAGTCCGAACGACATGGTTATCAAACGCAAAGTATCAATTTCATAACTGGCTTCCATGCTGCCGGACTGGAAATTACCATGCCCTTTACTATCGCCACTATAATCTAAATCTGAAGAACCGTCGGTTATGTCGCCTACTGTACGACGAGTACCACCAGAATAGCTACGCGGACGATCGTTATAATTATAATTATAACGAGCACTTACCGTCAACTTACCACTCTTAATTGTACCGAACAGGCCGCCACCAGCCCCCATGTTACTAACGTTTCCACTAAATGTAGCCGTATACCCTTCCAGTCCGCTACCTACAGTGACAATATTCAGGATTCCCCCTACACCTTCAGCGTCATATTTAGGACCGGGATTAGTAATAACCTCGATATGTTTGATGGAATTGGCGGGCATACTTTTCAGTACTTCCGTCGGATTATTACTCATCATATTGTTAGGTTTACCATTCACATACACCTTAAAGCTGCTACTACCGTTCACCTTAATATTATCTTCGCCATCTACAGTTACCAAAGGCACTTTACGAAGCATTTCCAATACAGAGTTTGACTTTGAATCAGGATCATCCTGCACATTATATTCTATCTTGTCAATATCAGCTTTCACCAGTGGTTTTTGAGCTACCACCTCTACTTGTCCAAGCTCATTGGACGCATCTGTAATATACAGCGTACCGAAATCAACAACTTTCTCTCCTGCTTTCACAGTAAAATCTTTCACAATGGTATTTCTACCGATAGAAGAAATCGTCATCACGAAATCACCCGTCCCCGGAACCTTTTCCTGAAACTTACCTTTCATGTCTGTTACCAGCATTTTCAATGCATGGGCAGGCGCTTCTTTTTTTACGATTTTGATTGTGGCATAAGGTTCTCCCTCTTGAGTCAAAGAATCCAGTAAGACTCCTTTAATCTGAAATGGAGGTGCCGCATTCTGTGCCGCTACCAATGAGGATATTACCAACATTATAAGCAGCAAAGGGCATTTAATTTTCATTTCTGTTTTAGTTTGTTTGATGAATATTAGTTGACTGTTTTTGTATTAGACGTACATTGTTGCCTTTTTGTCACACGAGTGCGGCAAAAATAACCTCTTTTTCTTTACCTACGAGATTTTCGGAGTTAAAAAAGCACAAAGAAAAGGGATTAGAGAGAATATTTGTAAGCGTTCTTGCGGAATTTATAGCAAATAGAAAAAAAGTAGCAGGCAGACATTCACTGCAATCACACCACCAAACCCACGCAGTACCCACCGGCGCAACGGACTCTTCCCACCGGCAAAGAACAACGCATAGCACATATTCACGGCAATATTGCTCACGATAGCCTGCATACAGCAAGCTGTCACCACCACAACGGCAACACCCGAACCTTGCAGCAGGTTCAGAATAAATGGAGTGATATCACTCAACCCGGCAATGAACGACAAGACATTCAATCCACCCGTACCGGTATAAATCAAAGTATAATGTGTCACAATGGTGAATATCACAAACAGAACGGCAAAAATCAGTGCAACTTTAAATTCCAACGGGTTACTGCTATCTTCTTCTTCAGCTTCTTCGCCCGTCACCGGAATCGGCTTACGCTTCCGATGCAGATACCAGGCCACTCCCGCCGTAACGAAGGACATAATAAGCAGGTATGGATAAATTTCCGCAAGAATCGCCTTACTGAATATACCTATTAGTATAAGGAAACGAAGAAACATCATACTCACTGCCAACAACATTGCTGCGGCATATTCCGGCGCCTCCTGTGCAGGTGCCTTGCGACTCTTACGTGCCAGAACAGAAATAGTTGCCGTACTGCTATACAAACCACCTATAATACCGGATACCAGAATGCCGGACTCATGAAATACATATCGCCTCAGCAGATAAGACAAATAAGAGATACCGGATACAACTACCGTAGCCAACCAAACGGTATAAGGGGTCAAATTAATGTCGGGTATCAGATTTTCATTCGGCAACATCGGTAAGATAATGCCACTGATAGCAAGGAACTTGGCGAGAGTAATCATCTCGTCATTCTTCATGCGCTGTGCAAGTTCTGTAAAAGTATGCTTCAATTCGGTAAAGAGCAATACCGTCACAACCACCATCACGTAAAACCAGGAGGGTTGTGTGGCTACAATAGGAGCAATACAATACGTGATGAGTGCGATAATAATGGTAGTAACCCCGAATACATGGAACTGAGATTGTTTAACGTAATAGTTCAATCCCAGCAGCAGTCCCAATATAGCGCCACCGCCCATAAACAAGCGGTAATCCACCGGATCAAGAATATAAAGCAGATACCCCAAAATACCTATAAAAGTGAACGTGCGATCCGTACCGAACAACGTTGTCTCCCCTTCGCGCTTCAAACTGATTTTCCGCTGTGAAAGTCCTATTAATAAAGAAAACAAAGTCACCAATACAAAGGTCACCAGTTCTCTAGGCAGGTATTCATAAAGTTTCTCCATTTCGTCCTCTGAATATACTTGATTAACAACCATTTGCAAGGAGTTAACTTCCTGTCAACAAGAAGTTAACTCCTTGTTGACAAACTCTTAACTTCTTGTTGACAGGGTATTAAGGCCTTACCAAACGGTGTATGGATGCTTCATCAGTTGCGAGTTATAGTAACGGACGTCGCCTGTTACTTCCCGCCCTATGAAATCCGGTTTTTCAAAAGTCTCATCTTCCGAAGTCAATTCCACTTCAGCAACTACCAAACCTTCATTTTCACCGTAGAACTCATCCACCTCAAACGTATGCCGTCCGCTGCGCACCAGATAACGAGTTTTATCAATAACACCCGGTTCACAAAGTTTCATCAGTTCCTCCGCTTCATTCAATGGAATCTCTTTTTCCCACTCATATCGGCTGAGTCCCGAGGCATCGGAAGCACCTTTTATCGTAAGATATCCCTTTCCGTTACGGATGCGCACCCGCACGGTCCGGCCTCTTGCACTACTGATATAACCTTGTACAATACGGCTTTGTTCATACGCCCTCGATTTGTACTCCCCCGTCACGAGGAATTTCCGTTCTATTTCTTGCGACATCTATTAGTTATTTCCCTAAGAACGAGTATCCTATCAGCATCACCAGCACCAGTATCAATGCAGATACACCAATAATCAACAACACTTTCTTAGCTTGTTCTTCTTCCTTACGGCTATGCATAACCTTTTTCTTACTCTTTCCCATAATGTGTTCTTAGTATTAAAGTTCAACTGATAACAAAGTAACATGAAATTCGGGAAGTATCCAAACGAAAGAAGATAATTTTTAAGATTACCTCCAGTTAAGAAAAAACTCTGTCGAAACAATTAATATCGCTTCGACAGAGTCTTCTCAAAAATCATTTATCCTCCGGCAATCAGAAGTAGGATGTGAAGAACACACCTGCCGGAAAACTGTTACTACCTTTGAAATCATGTTGCAGGGTTGGGTCTTTCGTAAAGTCGAAAACGGCAATGTCGTTTATCTTATAATCATTACCATAGCCCTTTAAAGTTGCATAAATCACCTCACCGGTCTTCGGATTTACTCCCAAACTGTTATAGTACATCTTCGCATCTTCTACATGATCAGAGATTTTAGTTACAAACTCCGTCTTGTTTTCAGTGAAGTTGTGACGATACAAGTTAAAGCCAGCATTACTGAAATATAACACATCTTTTGTTGCTGAGAAAGCAGGAGCAACTCCCCAACCGGCACCAAGTCCCGATTCACTTATATCATGAGCATCTATGGAGTAATCAGTAATATTAATCTTTAGTATCTTCGCAGGCGAAGAACAAGATGCCCACAAACTACCGTCATAAGCTTTTGCTATTCCCGACAATTTGCCGGGAGCTGTGATTGTTCCGGTAATCGCCCCGTTCTCAAGAACCATAATATTGCTGCCATTCATTGCAAAAACTTTGTTTCCAACAACTGCCATACGGGCTTTTGCCGCTCCTTTACTGTTTGCTACATACGTCAAGGTTTCTGTAGACGCATTCAACAGATAAATGCCTTTGTTATCACGAAGATAGATATCTTGTCCCACCACAGCTACACTGGTTGGCCAAGATAGTGTTTCAGAGGCATCATTATAAACTTTTTCCTTTTCCAAATTGTCTGCCCGGGCAATGGTCAACAGACCTTCCCCACCGTTTCTCGCACCATTCTGAGAAATGATATAAATTTTATTATCGGCAATAAACAGGTCCTGGCATACATTTCCCAGCAAAGTGCCATTGAC